GCGATATTCTTTTAATTGTTTTATTTCTTTTTAATTTTTTCAATACTTCTTCCTGCAAAATATGCAGAATATACAACCATCATTAGTGTTTGATAGACAGGAACGTAAATGGGGTTCATTGTGAAACTGCCTAAGTTGCCATCAAAAAAAGATATTATTACAAATATCATAGTTAAAAAAGCAAGGGTGATAGGACGAATGTTAGCAGGTAACCATCCTGCTTTAGCATCAGCTTCCCACCTTCTAGTTACTTGCTCCTGAGCATTGCTCTCAGCTTTAGTTAAAACTTCTTGCAATTTAATTTTTAATTCTTTCTTCTCGACAGGGCTAGAGTGTAATTCATCAACAATGTTATGAACATTTTTCAATACATCACTTCCTAGTATTTTTCCTATAATACTCATAAGCACTTATACTCTATTGGTAAACGGTATTTTGTTTTATTATTATCATCTTTATAAGCTACTAAAACCTGCTTTCTATTGTCATTTACTTTCCAACTTATATGAATCCAATCAGGATAATCAGAATCATTTTCTAATGTTGCTCCACCAAATTCTAATATGCATTGGTCAAATTCTAAGCCTAAGTCTATTAAAGCATTATATATTTTTATATTATCCATTTTACCACGCTTAATATATTGCAGGTCTACCGCTTCAGCTTTTGCGTGTTGGCTATTAATGTGAGAACCTATTGCAACACAAAGCTCTTCAGACCTGTAGCCACTCGTCACCCTTAATGCACCTACTTCATTCCTGAGTGGTTGAAGAATGGCAGTGGCTAGAAGTCTTAATTTAATGATTTGTTCTTTAGACGGAGTGTTGTCTATATTTTTTCTTAAGGCGGTAGAACTGTATATAAGTTCTTGCAATGTGAAGTTTTTACTTAGTCGCATTATTCAAATTTAGCTAACATCAACTCATCAATCCTATTCTGTACATCTTTTCTAGTAGCTTCTAGCTTAAACATTATATTAGCTTTAAAGCGTTCTTTTTCTTCACCACTCTCAAAGATTATCACAGTAGGTATACAAGTGACATTATATTTTTTTTGTAAACTAGGAAATCTTCCTATGTCTACTCTATATTTTTCGCAATCGTTTAATTTTACAAATTCAGCAAATTCATTTGATTTGTTCCATTCTACCCAAAATTCTACAGCTACAATATCTTTTGCTATTTTATCACTAAAATCTGATTCTGAAACAAAGTCTTGTCCTTGAGCTATTGCAAAGAAAAAGAAGAATAATGATATTAGGATGTAAAGTATATTTGTTATATTCATTGCATTTTGTCTATTTTATCTCTTAGATACTTCATATCTTCTTTTATCTCACTAACATCTTCTTGCGTTGTCATTATTGTTGCTCTTATCATTTGGTCCTTCATATCAAATTCCATCTTAGTAACTTCAGGCGGTGGAGGTTCTGGTAATAGTTTAGCTTCATTAATGTCAGCTTGCAGAGTAAACCACATACCAACTAAAGTGGCTATTAAGAAACCAATACCGCCAAGAGTCTTTATACTTATTTCAAATTTTGAATCTTCTGAAAGTTCTTTTTTCATTTTTTAGGGCAATTATCACATTTATTTTTAGAAAACTTTTCTACTCCACTAATTCCAAAACAACCAAGAACAACCCAAACAAAAGAGTCATATACAAACTCATTAATTATTAGGTCTTTACCAATCCATCCTGTAAGTAAATCAGCAATCATTATTAAGCACATTATTAGAAACGCTACAAAACCTATTATAGCTTTCTCATTCCAATCGTTATTATCTTTAAATATATTCATTATAATCTGTATTTAATTTTACCATTTTCTATATAAATTCCTTCAGGCTTTCTTATATGTTGACCGTTAAGGTTATACAATAAACCTGTATTTTTTGACTTGTCTAGTATTTCTTCCATTCCACTCTCACAAGGTAATCCCGTAACACAATCCACATACTCTGTAACATACTCTATTACATCAATAAACATAGTATCTAAAACATCTGCGTAAACTGTATCAGTGACGTATATATACTGCGTTTCTACTATTGTTTCATATTCTATAATAGTTTCGTATTCTATTACTGTTTCGTAAATATAGACAGTGTCACAAGGTGGAGGTGGTGGAGGTGGAGGTGCAGCACACGCTTCAATTGGTGTTGGTAATACACCCTCTGCTTCATCACTAGCATCAACACAATCTTCCCATCCGTCACCTATCCAATCTGTCTGCACACAACCATCAGGAGCGTACTGAGTCCAATTAGAAGGGTCATCACCACAATAAAAGCCATTAGCGTTAGCACAGTCTATACATAATTGCTGATAGTCATATTCTTGACTAAATGCAAAAGAAGAAATAAATAATAATAATAGTAATTTTTTCATTGTTAAAACATTAAGTAATTAAAACCAAATTTGCACTCATAGATAGGTTTTTCCCAATAGTTGACGTATGTGCCTTCTACAAAAACCCCTAAATGCTTAGTTATTCTAAGCCCTGCAACAACGCCACCATCAACATCTAAAGTGACTCCATCATACTCATAACTATATTCACTAAGCCCATAGTGTATAGGTAAGAAATTTACCCATAAATGTAACCAATGCTCTTTGCTATACTTATAGTAAGCTACTCCAATAGCCATAGAAAGCTCATAGACGCTTCCTAACGCGTCCAATTGCTCTCGGTTATAGTTAGCTATAGCTTGACCAAAATAATGCTTGTAGAACTCATCATTTGACGTTGCTAATAATTCATCACCTGAAAACCAATGCCAATCGCCTTGCACATATTCGTTAGAATATCCAAAATCTTCAGCTAAATCATTAAACGTGCTTTCACCGCTTACCCAAAAATCTTCAATAGGAAGTATATGGTAAACAGGGTGCTGACGAGCCACAGCCCCCAACGTAAAATCGAAGTTACCTTTTGCAAGTCTAAACCTCGTATCAAAAGAATTAAATTCCAAATCTCTTCTTTCATCATTTTTCATTTGTATTTTGGTTACACATTTGTTGCCTAAGTATCTGAGCCAAAAATCCGAGTTATTAAATCTGTCACCACGATTACGGATAAATGAGTAATTAAGTAAATACTCCCAACCAATGCTATTGCCAATAGTAACATTATCAGCAACAGCTTTCTCAGTACCATAGTACCAAGTCTTAATTTTTTGTTCATATGAAAAACGAGCTACCTTACGCAATCCTAGTGTTAGATTGTAGTCGTAAGGATTAATTTTTGTAACATCTTCGTATCCTTTAGCAACAGCTATATAGTTTTGATTTTCTACCATACTTGTATTAATACTCATAGAAGTATAAAAGGTAGAATACTTAAAAAAGCCACTTTGACTAAATGATAAAAACGGTAATAGTAATAGTAAATACTTCATAATGATACGTCTATAATTCTGTAAGTAACATATAAAATCAATGTTCCTGTAGCACCTCCTGTTGGTGCTGAACCGAAATAATAATACAAACCTTTATCTTCTATTGTTCCATCATCAGCAACAACACCACCTGACGCAGGTGCTCCCCCAGAGTATATAAAAGCTCCACCATCATAACTAGTGGAATCCATCCAAAATCTTGCACTGTCCCAATAAAAACTAACTTCTTGGTCAACGTGTCCTATTCGAGAGTTGAGCGTTTCTGTGTTAGGAGTGCCACCCTCAGTATAGTGTGCATAAACACTTTCAGGAATAATAACAAAACCTGCTCCAGGTGCTGCAACTAATTCTTTTCCTGTAGTTGCTAATGCTAGAAATTCTGTATTATCGATAGTTTTTCTATCTGTTTGTAGAATAAATTTATTATCAATTTTTTTAGACGTTCCTGCGGAGCTAGAGCTCGTATCGCTGGTATCTACAATCATTAGTTTATCATCTGATGCTGGTGTTGTTACTAATGCACTTTTGTCGGTTAGTTTTGTTCCTGCCATTTTTTAATTTTTTAATATAATTTTTTAACTTTTTAAAGTTTTCCAAGCTACTTGGATATGTTCGTCTTTTAACAGTCATATATAGTAACTCCTGAAAGTTGTAAATAGTTTTTTAATCTATTGCTCATTGGTTGATTTACGTCAAGATTCAACCCTGCATAGTAGTTTCTTGTGGTTGGTGACATTTCTCCTGCATCACTATTACTATCATATTCAGGGAATGCACTACTACCTTTGTCTGTTAAATAGTCTATCAATCTTTGTCTGTAGAACTCGGCTGCATCTTTAGCGGTGTTCATTAAAGGCTTGATATCATCATAAGTAGCACTAGAACTTTGTTCTGTAGCTCCCATTACTACAACGCTATTATTGCTAAAACGTAGTCTTAAATATGGTGCTAAAGTAGCTAGTGAAAATTGTACTAAAGCAGGTTGGATATAAGTTTCTAGTAGTGTTTTATAATCACCCGCAGGTCCTGAGCCTTGAATATCTGTTTTTAGCTTTTCATATAAATCTGATCCAAGAATAGGAAATATATTCATATCTTGAGCCAACAGTATATAAGGCATTATTAAATCATCATCAACGCTACCGCCCAAGATAGTGTCACGTTTTAAGCGTGTAGCTGATATAAAAAGTGTATGTTGTATTGCCATAGTTTATTCTTTTATTTTACTCCTGGATAATGTCCTTGATTAGGCATATTCTCAGGTGCTATTACTGCATCTTTAATTCCTCTTGGTTTTGGTGTATACGATTTTGGTATACTATCAGTTTTTGTATAGTCATCCATACTATCTGCATCTTTTAATTCTGTACCTTCTTTTAATCTATATAAGATTACCTTCCAGGCGTGACGACAATACACCCCTCCTTTCCAGCGAAAAAGGTCGTATGGACGCCCCTTATGCCCCAATTGTCTATTTACACCTTCTCTGCTAGCTTTATCTATATCTTCTATTCTATATACAAATCCTGCTCTTGCTAATCTCATCATATTCTTACAAAATTGCCTAGTAGATTTACTTGGCTTTCTGCTCTTTTTAATATACTTAAATCTGACTCTATAATAAGACTTGTCCAAATAACTAGTCTTATCTTCTTTGCTTACTATCTCATCTGCAAACTTATCTTTCTTTTTTTCTTCAATTAATGTTTCTGCCCAATCTTCATAATCTTCTACATAGTCTTGTTCGTCTACAATTTCCCATATATCTTCATCAATTTTTTCTCCTTTTAAATTATCTAATAGCTCATTAAATTGGTCATCACTCAAATCATCTCTTACGTTCTCTATTTCTTTAACTTTTTTTTTTGCCCAACTTTGTCCTGCATCACCACCCCATAAAGCCCAAGCTATTCTACCTGCACTAGGGAATCCATCTTCACCTATTTCAAATCCTTCTGCCTTTTTATCTACTTCGTGTCTAGCAAAGAAACTGTTCATTCTTTTAATTGTATCAAAACTAAGGTTGTCACCATTTTTGATATTTGTTGCTCTTGCTACTGCAACTTGTGTGCCACCTCTTCCATGTTCTCTTCTCCATTCTAAACCCTTTTCTGCTTCTTCTATCATTCCTTGAGTAGGCTTAGTATCTATATCTTGCAAATCTTTAAATTCTTCTTTTAAATCTTCACTATTAATATCTTCTTTTGTCACACCTTCTTTCTCTTGGTCTTCTTCACTCTGAGTCTTGGTAACTTCTAAATCAATGAAATCAGCAGGTTTAAGCGATTTAAAGTACAAATCAAGGTTTATATCATTAACTCTAAATATCTTCTCTAAACCCTTTAACAGCGTGTTTTGGAAGGGAATAACAACAGTATTGTTAAATAAACTGTAAGCATCTCGTAATTCATCAGCATTATTACCTAACCCACCGCCTTCAGAACGTATTCCAAATAAAATTGGTGAAGTTACTCTATGTCCTGCAAGAATTTGATTTACTGCTTGTTTAGACATTCCTTCCCAAGCACTTTGTGCATCATTCATTTGAATAGGTTCTATAACAGGAGCTGTTTCTTTTCCATCATTGAAAGTTATTAGTATCTTTCCTGCATTACCACTACCCGCGAACTTAGCATTTAATTGTCGCTCTATAGTACGTCTTTCCTCTTCGGTAGGTACACCGTTAGAAAAACCAACGTGCATAGATGGTGTCATACCACTTGTAATGTTAGATAAATGAAACTGAGCAATTTCTAATTCCATTTGAATCCAATCAGTAGCAGCAACATAATCAGGAGCAAAGCCATAAAATAAAGCAGGGTTTTTATCTCTAATCATTAATATCTGACTAGCACTTGACCTATCTTCTGTTGAAAAAGCCCTATACGGTCTAGGTCTATATTCAGCTTTTTTATATTTTGACCAATTAGCACTATAGTAATAAGTGTCTATTTCACCGTCAATCATTTTACCGCTTCTTATATATTGAGCAGGTATATGAGCCATCTTAGCAATCTTGCTTCTATCTCTTGACCATATTACATTTACATAACAACCACCAAATAGCTTTAAATCCATTGCAAGGTCTTTTAATACATCATCATCAGAATTGTGTAATAGTTCCGTTAAACGTAAATAAGACTCTTTTGTGTCTGTGTTCTCATCTGCATTAGTAGCAGCTAATCCTTCACCATATATCATTGCTCCTATAGACTTAACTAAAGCACCATTGATAGCACTTCCTAAGAATAAGTCTAGTATATAATTAGGGTATAGATTGTCCTCTCCAAAGCTAATCCAATCCTGGTTAGGGTTCTCCACTAAGTGTGGAATGTTGTAATGTGATAATTTAACTAAATTTAAGTTCATAATTTTTATTTTTAATAAGCACCTGTTGATGTTACATATACAGCTTCGGTGTCTGTGTCATTAGTTGTGTATTCGGTATAAACTACAGGCTCACTAGATGAATGTGATAATCCATCAGCAACACTTAAATTCATAACACCGTAATAGACTATATTTAATCCTGTAGGGTCTAGGTTTGCTGTTGCTGTATTTTCATATACTATTATATCATAAAATCCTAGCGGAAAATCTGTAGAACCAACATAGATTACCCCTTGTAATAAATTTTCTGCTGCTGAATTGGTTGTGCATAGTGTTTCTAGTTGCACATATCTTTCTTTCTTTGTAAAGTTAGCAGATGATGAATAAACTTTTGTATTAGATGTAAATTGACTTGTTATTCTAATCAAGGGTCTAAATGTGTTTGCTTTGTCATTAAATTTATCAAATATATCTATTGACACCAAATTTTGGAATTGAAAGTCTAAAGGATTTTGTCTTACTTTAAATTGAAACATATCTAAAAAGTTATATATACAGACTGTGTGTCTGTGTCGTTATCTGTATATTTATCGTATTGTACTGATTCAAAATTTGTTGCATCAGAAGCAGTTGATCCTTCCATATTTAAAACCCCATTAAATAAAGTTGAGGTTATGTATTGTGGATCATTACTCACAGGGACGGCAGTAGTATATATGGTTACATCATAAAACCCTAAAGGGAAATCTACTGTTCCAACATTCATATTTGCTATCTGTAAATTTTCAGTTAAAACACCACCGGTAGAATAAAAGACTTTTATAGGAATAGAGCGTAAGTATTTATCTTCAGGACTAGTCCATCTTGGTCTATTGTTATTTCCAATTTTAAAAAAAGAAACGTATTTACTTTTTGATGTTGCTTGACTAGTAAATTGTACAAGGAGATTAGGTGATTGTAATACATATTCACCTGATACAAGTGACACACTTACACTATCCATTTTATCAAATAAATCACACTCCATTGTAAAGAAGTTGTTAAAGTTACTTTCGTTTTTTGATATTGTTGCTTGAAACATATTACCCTGCTGTTATATATACTGCTTTATTATCTGTATCATTAGTACTATACTTATTATAATTTACTTCAGGTACTTCTTCACTTGAAACATTTGCTATCCCTTGATATGCGATACTTATAGTATTAGCAATATCAGTATTTAAATCTGCATTATTTTCATATATAGTCATATCATAAAATCCGTAAGGATAGTTTTTATTGCCAAAAGAAACTGTACCCACAGTCGGTAAAGGAATTTCGTCTATTGTTAATTGCATAGAAACATATCTTTCTTTATAAGTCCAATCAATACCACTACCAAAAGCACCTATAAGTGATACATAACTTTTTTTAGTATATTGACTTTTTAAAACAACTAAAGGCGTAAATAAGTTTTGCTTATTAACAAAGTTGTTCCAAATATCTATATTAAATGTAACTGTATTACTATCCGATTTTTTTATCAGTTGTACCAATTTTATTTTTCTTTTTAGGTTTATCTTCTATAAACAAACTATTTCTAACACTCTCGTTAAGTCTACTTATTTGCTTTTGTGTTAAGTCATCTAGTGGGATGTTGATGTTATCAATGCTTTTACCTTCCCACTCTTTTTTTAATTTCCAAGCCATAGTATTTTACTATAAATATAAATTTTTAATTATTGTTTTTTAGTGTACAAAAAAAGGGGCAAAAAACCCCTTTCTTTATCTATATAGAGTAACGATTAAGTTCCAACTGTAATAGTAAGGTTAGCTTCATCAGAAAGTCCATCAAATGGAAATTTAGCTGTAGCAGCTCCAGCACTTGCAGGTAACTGTATTAAAGCATTTCTTTCTTCTGCACCCCATTCTATAGTGTATCCTGTTAAGTCACCTTTAGCAGTTCCTGTAATAACAGTACCACCTGTAACGTGACAACCACCATCAATTCCTAATAAAAATACATTGTCATTTTCATCTTGTACAAAAATTTGAGCTCTCGAATATGCCATAAGTCTAAGCTCATTAGTCATATCGTGGTCAATCTTTTGTAGAGTAACTGATAGCGTTTGATTAAAGAATGTTGTTCCATTAGCATTGTCTGAGTTTACATTTACAGTCATACTAGATAGATTAGGCACTAGGTCATACTTAAATACTTCAACAGTACCACCACAACAGCTCCAAGTTGCAAAACCTGCAGTAGCCATTTCAGTAGTATTAATAGTAGCAGCAGCAGACACATTATTACTATAAGATTTAGCAATAAAGATAGCCTTTAAACCACCTATACTGTCTTTACAGTCTATTAATCGTCCTCTTGTAATATCACAAGCCATATTATTTTATTTATTAAAAGTTAAATAAAAGGGGAGTATATTACAACTCCCCATTTAAAGTATCTATTATGTCCAAACAGTTGAACCGTAAACACCATCTGCTGCTACAGCACATTGAACACCAAGTGCAAAGTTCATTACAATTCTTACATTGTCAGAACCATCAAATTGGTAAGTTGGTATCACTCTTGCTTCTGTCCAATCAGTAGCTAGGTTTGTTCCAAATACTAAGTTCTCTTTGTAAGTTGCAACGATAACATCATCAAACATTCCGGGACATACGTAAATTGGGAATCCAAAGTATGTAATGCCTTCAAATGATTGAGCAACACCTAAACTATTGATACCTTGATTAGAACCTGCGTTAGCTAGTGCTTGGATTAAGAAAGCATAAGTTTTAGAGTTCATATAGAAACCAAATCCGGGCTTAGAAGTCAAACCTGCAATACCAACTGCTGCATCATATACTGAAGCCATATCATCCAAAATATCACTAGCAGCTAAAGCGTTAGCAAAATCTACTTCTGTAAAATCTTTAAGTTGACTTGCGTCTGCACCTGTTTCATCTAGAGTACCATCATTAGATAAGAAACCTGTTCCAAATGGAGAAGAACCTTTCCATATCATATTTTCAATATGTGCACCTGCTTTTCCTGCAACTGCTGATAATAAAAAGTCTTCGAATGTTCCGGGTAGGTTTCCGTTTCTGTCCATATTTTCGCCAATCCAAGTAGGAAAAATTGTTCCTCTACAAATTTCTTCGTTTACTTTCATATCAGTAAGCGTTAAAACTTGCTCAGTTAATGATGTGTCATTACTTGATGAAAAAGCACAAGCAGCAGCTACTACAGGGTCAGAAACTCCTAAGTTAGATATTACTGCTTTACTATTTAAACCGTCTATTTGTCTTACATATCCTTTTGCAATCGTATCAGGAGATTTGACTGCAGCAGTCACATAAGGCAAAGCTAATTTACCTGCATAGGTGTTATCAGTTACGGTAATATCAAACTGATAATCTTTACTTAAATTATATTTATTATTTGCCATTTTATTATTTATTTATTGTTAATGTAATATGCTGCCCTCTCTTTAGTAGACAGTTTCTTTAAATCAATAGTTGAGTTGAAGTGTTCCCCTTCAGGATTGTATGATATACCTTCCGTAGCAGGTTCGCCACTTAATTCAACTACTTTTCCTTTGAGTTCTTCTATCTGAGTCATAAGCTCACCGATAACTTCGCTAGACATTTCTGTCTTGTCTTCTTTTTCTTCAGATAACTCAGCAGATGCTTCTACTTTATCAGCTTTTAAATCAGCTACAGCATCCTCTAAATTTTTGATTCTTATTTCCATACCTTTCCAATCAGCAACATCAGCTTCTTCAGCTAACTCCTCTTCTTTTGACTCCTCAGTAGTTTCCTCTTTAGATTCTTCAGAAAGCTCTTCTTCAGATGCTTCAACATCTTCAGCTTCTTTCTCTTCTCCTAAGTCTAGGATTTCAGATGATTCACCGATTGTCATTTTATTACCATTTTCCATAGTGTAGCTTCCTGCTTCTAATGGACTAGCTTCGCCATCATCACCGACAGCAAAAACTTTAGAGCCGATCATAAACTGCTCATCTTCTGTAGCAAGTATACGACCATCCTCTAATTTCATTTCAGCGTAGAATTTTACGCTATAAGATTTAGGTTCGTTTTTCATTTTTAAGATATTTAAAATTTTTTCTATTGTTCCCATAACATTAATAAATATAAAGGTGTTTAAATTGTTTATTTCTTTTAGCGTTTTACTGTTCTATTTTTGATGGCAGCACATACTTTGGCAGCAGTTTCTTTGTTGCCATATTGCTTCATTTGATCTCTCATACAATCATCCCAAGAATACTTAAGCATCGCTTTCTTTTTAGCATAAGCAACATATTCTAGCATTTTGTATTTTCTCTTTCTTTTCTTCTTTCCTGTTTTTGCGTGTTCTTCTCGCATTGTAGCACTAGCGTGGTCATCACAAGGCATAAATAGTTTTACACCATCTACGGTATGTGGGTGACTACCTGAACAACCTTTAAACATCTCAGCATATAGCTCAGCTTCTTCTCTAGTTCTAAATAAAGGCTCACCATCTAAAGCTCCTACAGGTCTTAATTCATTTTCTAGGATAATATCTTTTATTTTACCCATCATCACTTCATCAGGGCAATCTTCACAAACCTCATCTAATATATCTTTACTTTTAGATGCTTCTATTAATTTATCTGTAAAATATCCTTCTATACTAAATCCTCTCACTTCTTTGTTTTTTATTGATTCCCAGATTTCAGGATTATTTTCAGCACTTACTTGAACAAACCAAGTGCCTAAAGGTAGATTTTTAAAGCCATACATATTAGACTTATCATATTTCTTATCTTCCTTAATCCAAGACTCTACGACAGTTAATCCTTGTACAGGCTCTTTATGTTCAAAAGTGTGATTATTGTTGTTTAAACTAGACATAAACAGCTTCTGTGCTTGTTTAATAGTTTCTTTAGTGAAGAAAACGTCGTACTCCTCGTTGGTTTCCTTGTCGAGTCTAGGAATTTTTTTATCTGGAATAAGAATTGCTCCAATTAATTGTTTTTTCTCTTCATCTACTTTTGCAAGTGATAAAAAGTCATTATTGAAGAATACGAAGTTTTCCTCTATTGCAGGGAATTTTACAACGCTAATTGCATCAACCCCAAAGTAGTCTGCTGTTTCGTCTATTATTAGTTCTATAAGTTTTTTCTTTTTTGCCATAACATCTATAAATATAAAATTGATTATTTTGTTTATATACTAGCTTGTGTATCTAATTCTTGCTGTAATGCTTGAGCGTTAGAAATGTTGCTTTCTACTACATACGCTTGTACAGGTTGTGAGTCATTAGCACCCCCTAATGTTGGTTGGTCTATTGCTTCCATATTAGGTGTCAAAGGTCCCATTCCTCCCGGTGTAGGAACATCAGGTGCAGCTCCTCCTCCTCCTCCTCCACCATCTGCTCCGGGAAGTTTTGTTGATAATATCTTTTTTACATTAGCCATTCCTGCCGCCACTGCACCTACTGCAGCTATTGGTCCGAATATAGGACCTGCTCCCACAGGTGGTGGTGCTAGTGCTGCCGTTGCTGCACTATAAGTATTTATTAATGCCTGACCTACAGCTAATGCTTTACCTGCTTTAGATTCCTCACCTATTAAAGAAGCAATATCACCCATAGCACTTGCTACGATACTTCTACGCGTATTATTTAAATGTCTTTCTATTTTAATTTCTGCTTCAGCAGTTTCCATTGCAGTTTTTACTCTAATAATACCTGTTTCCTTTATAGCATTCTGCAAAAGTGTTTCATTATTAACAGCATCTAGTGTAATTGCTTTTTCCTGCTCCCCTTTCTTTTTACTATCAGCTAGTAATTCCCTTTCCATTGTATTTACTTCTCTTGTAACTCTTAATTGCCTTTGTGTTGAAGCTGTCTGTAAATCAATTAAAGCAGCTCTTTCATTTGCTAGATTTTGCATATCTTCTTCGCTTGATTTACCTAAATCAATAACCTTCTGCAATGCGTCTACTTTTCTTTCTTGTATATCTAACTCTATTTGTGCTACTCTTTGTTCTTCTTTAACTGCTGCTTTTAAAGCTACAAGTCGATCCTCTAAACTTCTTGTTTCATCTTCAGCTAATAATCTAGATTCTGCAATTACTTTATTTGCTTGTGCTCTTACTATCACCATTTCCCTTTCTGAATCTCTTACAGCTTGAAGCTGTCTTGTTAATTCTGCCATTGCTTTAGATTCTTCTCGTATCTCTGCTGTAGTTCCTGTAAAAGCTTCTTTAAATGCTTGTAAAGGATTTTTAAGTTTTATTAATGATCTAATAAAATCTTCTGCTCTATCTCTAATAACATCAAATGCTGCACTTAGTTGAGAAGTTATTCTTTCAAACATTCTAGCAGTTTCTATATTACCACTAAAAATATCTTTTAACTTTACAAAGGCAGCAACAATTAAACCTATTCCAAGAGCTTTAAATGCAACCCCTAACCCTTTTGCTGCACCTGTCATTTTACTAAAAGCACCTTTAGATGCAATTGCACCTTTATTAGTATCTTGAACTCCCTTGTTTAGTTTATCAACTTGTTTTATGCCGTCTTTAGCATCTATATTTATTTTTACATTTTTCTCTACCGCCATATTATTCTAATTATTTGTTTAAACATTCTTCTAAAACTTGTGTGGTATTCTTCCATACCATAAGCGAAATCTAATTCTTTATTTTTATGTTCTACTAATTGAATATGGTCAATAGTAGGTATAATTAATTTTGCTGTTGATTCTATATATTTTTTTAATTCCATACTAAGTATTCTCCGTTTTGTAATTCTATATAAACTAAATTTTGATATAAAGCCCATTTTGTATCAAAAGGAATAGACATATTAGGAACTTCATTTATATCTAATTCTACTTCTAATTGCCAAACCCTTTTAGTGTCAGCTTGTGTGTCTTTTAATCCAAACTCTATTACATTGTCAGTTTCACATAATACAAACAATGAACAGGATGTTGTTTTACCTGCTTCTGTTAAGGCGTACTCTAAATCACCCCCTCTAGTTCCAATAAGCGTAACAGTTTCTCCATCAGTTTGTCTAAATCCTAAAGAATATGCTACTATCTCTGTATTACCTAGAGGGTATGTTGTAGATGTTCCTCCTACTACAGTAGCAATAGCTTTTATTCTAAGGTTAACTATAGAACTGCTTGGCATTCTTACTTTAGGTGCTGTAGGTTGACCGTTAATATATGCGTAACCTATAGTAGTTCCTTCTGTATAACCCATTAACACAAACCTATGGCTTTCACCTGCTAATGAAGGTGTTGTTCTATTATAGTTTTTATATTTTATTTTAAAATCATCACCCATATGTGTTAATATGGATTTTGTAAATTTATCAGTATCAGTACCAATCATTAACGGCTTTCCCCTTCCGTTTAATTTATTTTCTATTATATCTCTTAAATTACCTTTACTTAGTACCGCTCTAGGTCTATTATATAACTCTTTTTTTTGTATTGGTAAGCTACCTGTATTAGCAAGACAAGTTCCTGTTCCTGGAGTCCAATTTTCATAAACTCCTGGTTGCCCTGCCCATATTAGAGCTTCCCACTCTCCGCCATTACATTCACAACAAGCCCCTGTAGTTGAAAGATACTGATAACCACTTAAAAGCATAGGGTTGCAATCAGGGTCATCTTCAGGACACCACGCAAAATATCCATTAACTAAACTAGGACCTCCTGCCAAATTAGTAGCAACCACTTGGTCGCAATTGTGGCAAGTTTCTAAAAAAATTTCTGGAACCTTAATGAGTGTTACCTTAGTAGATGATACTACACCTACCTGATAGTTATTTATATTTAAAACACGCCAATATGTATCTTTAATAAATATCTCATCACCGAAGTTTAAATTGTGTATATCTACTTCATTTAAATTTAGGTAACATTCCATTATCCTAGTGTCCTCATTGTATATCTGATTAAAATAGGTTTGCCAATACTCATAGTATAAGCTCTGTCCTATAACAAGACCTGGATTAGAATTAAATACCAATAACTCCCCTGCTGGTGGTGGTTGCTGTGACCAATACAAAGATTTAGTATTTATAGTAATTGTTGAGCTTCCTGAACTAGCATCTAAGTCATAAGGACTACATAGGGGGTAATCATTAAATTGGTAGTATATCACAGTACCTTCAGAATTAAAGCCATGTAAATAGTAATTATCAACATAATCTGTGACAGGTGTCTTTGAACCACTATAATAATATATTTTAGGTTTAGTAGCTTCAAAAGCATCTTCATAACTTCCTTGACCTACTCTTTTATAAGTATATTCATATTGTACCGCCATATTAGGAATAGCAGAAACCCAATTTTCATTGTTACCTCTAAAAACCTTTTCATTGATATAAGGTGAAAAAATAGAACTACTTTTCATCTCACCATTAGCAAATTGATTTTGCGTGTTTAATATATTTACATTACCAAAGACATTTAAATCAGGTGCATCTTCTTTAATTGACTTATTCCATAAATCGACATCTTCAAGGTCAGTTAAGTTAATCCTTTGTTTTTGTAATGAAGTAGCATCTTTTACTATAATTTCTTTTGATAAGTCTATTTTATCAGTCCAATGTTTTAAATCCCCACTAGCTATAAAGTCGTTATAAGGCTCTACAATAACTCCTGAAGGGTTATCAGGGTCAGGGATAACTACTAAATTAAATCTACTAATTAAGTCTTTTAAAAATGATTTCTGTGTTATTTCAGGGTCTATGCAATTTAATATATCTACTTCCTTGTCATAAACACCATCACCTAATCCTAGCCATTTAACCTCTAGCTTTACCCTTAGGTCTGTATTTTGAAGGTCAAGGTTTCCTAATAATAATTGAGCGGTATTAGAGTCATTATCTTTTTTAAAGCTATAAGGTCTACAGTAAATCTGACAACGCTCACCAACAGGGACATTTGTTATATCTAAATCAACGTCTACCCAAAAATTACCACTCGCACTAGTTTGGTTTCCTATAAGTTGCGTTACTGTCTGAAGGTCTGAACCCCCTAATGTTCGCACTTTAAATTGCATTTCTATACCATCTCCACATTGCTTGATATTACTACGAGAAACATTAAATCTAACATTCATACTAGTCATATTAATATCATCTCTTTTAAAAGAATTTGTGGCGGTACTCCATAAACCATAGTTGTCTTGTGGTATAGTGTAACCTGAAGAAGGTGTTGTACTGTCAGCAGGTATTAATATCCAACTAGTATAGTTTGTTAATGAACCCCAACCCGGGTCACTAACTGCCATATTACTACAGCCAATATCTTGGTCTGCTGCAAATACGTATGTTTTAAAAGATGTACTATTACCAATTGTGCATTGTCCATCAACAGCTCCTGCTGAAGAACTTACAGTTGGAAAAGGTCTACCTGTATGGTTGCAGGTAGTCATAAATAACTTACGAAAATAAGCACTACCTAAAAATGTAGATTTTAAATAAAATCCTGCTTTAGCAAAAATAAGGTCTAGTAGCGTTCTTAGTTGTATTGCAGGTTTCAGTTGAGAAATAGGGACCATATACTGCTCCGCATTTTCTCCTTGAGCTGCAATGTCATTCATAGCAAGGTATCTATTAGAGTCAGAACTTTCGTACCAAAATTTTGGCACACTTATAGACATAGGGTACATTACCTTTTGTACTCCACCTACTGAATCTCTTAACGATACATCAAATACATCTAAAAAACTTGAAGAAGAACCATCCCAAGAATATCCTATATTAGCATAGTTAAAATTGTGATTTAATTCTCTAGTTGGTATATTGTTATCATCCAAAAATAAATCTCTTAATTTCTTGCTACCAATTGCTGTAAAAAGGTCTGCTGTATTAGACATTAACACGACTTCATAAAGTTGTGCTTTTTGGTATACTGCCTTTAATTGTATAAATCCATCAAACTGTGTTAAGCCCCCAACAGAAAGATTTGCATTAAATCTTTTTTTAGTGCTAAACTCTAAAGTTGATAAATTAACATTAAACCAATTTTGAAAGAAATTATTATTGTTATCAGTAAATGGAAGTTTAAATGTTTGTGAAAAACTACCCTTCCTTTTCTCAGGTTCTTTAATATCAGCAAATTGAAAGTTAAGGCTTACATTAGGTTGCTCTTGAAAATCTAATTGATAAGTATCTTCTTTTGCAATATAAAAAGCATCGGAAGCTGTAAGAGGGGTATTAAGACTATGTAAGTCTATGCTTGTAGCAGAATTTATTTGCTTAATAATTCCATAAACTTGATTGCTTGCATTTATTAAAACCTCTCCTACTGACAATGTTGTTGTAGCATCTGAACCTGATGTGGTTATAGTTATAGGCGTGATGTTAGTTCCTGAAGTTGATGATGACGTAACACCTGTTATATAAGGATTATTTCTATATACCTCTAATCTTACTTTCATTATGAATTAGTATTATATGGGTTAGCATATTCTATATTGATTGTGTATTGTATTAGTTTATCATTTGCAACTGTTTTTTTAACTAAGCTAGAGTCTGTTATTAAAACAGGCTGTTCTACATCTGTTTCTGCATTTTGCACCAACACAATGTTGTTAGATAGTAAACAGCTTTCTATTAGTTCTGCATCACCTTCTGTCATCCAATCAGTGTTTAAAATTTCTTTTCTTTTTGCTGTTACTTTTCTTACTGTTTTACCTCTATCAAAATCATCATACCTCCAAGAACTTTTGTTAAATGTACCAAGAACTTTATTATATTGGTCTCTTTCAATATCTATAGTCATTGTAGACTTCATTTTAAAATTATAATAATCATATCCACCAACCTTATTAGTCCAACCTAAACGCCTAACAACAAAACCTTTGCAACTACCATCTTCTTTTACAAAATTATATGTAGCCGTTTTATAAGTTATTGTTCCTGTATTATTACTAGTTCCTCTAATAGTATAATATGCCCACCCTGAATTGTTACTAGGTTGAGCATCTGGTTCAACTGACTGCTCTTCTAAATTTTTAGGACCACAACCAAAATATAATAATCTAGTTGCATTAGTTATACTACTACTGTCATTTGGTGGCATTCCCCCATTAGCACTAGTGTTTGCTATATATTCTTTGTCATTAATTTGAGCATTTGATGAATCATAGTAAACTATTTCTATATAATGTAAACCAGAGTCATACTGAGCGAAATCGTTTAAAAAAGCGACAGTATGATAATCACTTTCCCTAACTTTGTTAATATAACCTGACAAACCATAAGAACCTGTGTTGTCAGATGTTGCATCACTTAGAAATTGACGTGTTGAAGAGCGAGGGGTATAAACATTAAAAGCTGTACTTTGAATGTAAGTACCTGAGTCACTTCTAGCTTGAGTAAGTGGTAGGGATGCTTGAACATAGTACAGTGTGTTAGTTACAGCCCCTGTATATACATTTCCGGGTGATACACTTGCAGACTCAGAATAGTTTTGATATGCTTGAATAGTAAAAGGTGCTATTTGTGTTTTGCCTAGTGTTACACTTCCACTTGCACTAAATGGTAACGTAGCTGTATTATCACCTATAGAGTGTATTGAAGCAAAAGGGTAATTATTGTCATTTTGGTCGTATAATGTTGGAACTAATTGTGTGTTTACAATATCTCTTAAATCAAAAAAAGCTCTTGCTCTGTTATTTGAAACATCATCACTATATCCGTTTCTTCTTTGTTTTATTACCGCCAATAATGTTCCTGACGTATTCGTTCCTGCATAAACATCAACAACTAATTTATAATAAAAAAAACCTGAAATACTAGACTGATAAATCATATAACCTATCAGGGGTGTCCAATTTGTGATAACAGGTGCTAAAGACGTTGTGTTTATTGGATATTGTACTATTGAAGGTGCCATACTTTATTGTTTTAATGCTTGTTCTAATGCTAATTCTAAATCATCAGCAAAAGCCTTTGTTATTGTTTCTGTTTGTTTGTTAAATTGTTGTGTAAATGGTTTACTAAAGAATTGTGTTCTTTCTAAACCTCTTTGAAATATAGAACGCTGAATTAAAAACACTAAGCTCTTTCTTTTTATAAATTTACCATTTTTATCTCTTGCTTCTTTAAGTGGTTTACCAACTACCCATCTATCTATTTTAGCTTTAAAACTTTGCCAAGTTCCTCTAAACTTACCACTCCCAAACTTATAATCACTACCTTGCCCTCTTGCTCTTCCTGATCCTTTAAATCCACCTACACCTTTTACACCTTCATCGACAAATTGCCAATAATCCTCAGCACCACCAAATTCAAATTCTAATGTTACTTCATTTTGGGATGAGGTTACTATATAATCAAAGTCATTATATAATGTATTTCTACTTGTAGTCTTTTTCTTACGTTTAAGAATACTACGTCCTTCTTTGACTACACTTCGCCCTAGATTCTGTAAAGATTGTATTGTATTTTTAAACTCCATCAGCTATTAGGTGTTATTGGTACTATACAAAGGTTATTAGAGTTGTTAACGTCTACACTAATAGTAGCACTCCATCCTGTTAAAATGTTGTTAAAACGAGCTGTAAATGGCTCACAAGTTATAGGTGTCTGTAATACTACTTGATTATCTACCCAAGAAGTAGAATATAGTGAGTGTTTAAATTCATTAATAACATCTTGAAGTATTTGTAATGTTTCTGAATAAGCATCTACACGTCCTTCTCTTTCTTTATTAGGAGCATCACCAACAACATCATTAATCATATCCATTACATAAATAGTAAACGAATAAGTCATCACTCCTGTGTTAACTGTAGCAGAACCGGGTTCGGCATATAGAATAACATAATCAGTAGCACCTAATTTATTAATATCTACCTCATCCATTTGTCCTGAATGAAAGCTATTTATTTCACTATGCTTTGATGCTATTGTTTCAAAATATCCTACTACATTTCTAAAAGTTATCATAATTGCTACGTTGTTTGTTATTATAATCTTGACTATATGCTAAGTAAGTAAGCACTTCCAAAATTGGTAATCTAGTTATTTTATCTATGTCTAGTATTGAATTAGATAAGCTGTAGAGGACATTATACCATCCCCACTTAGAACTCATTGTCACACCTTTTGTTGTGTCGTGTTCTGAGCTACTAAAAATTGCTGCGAAATCTTCGCCAATTCGCTTCCTAAAGTCAAAAAAAAACCTAAGCTACTTAATGCTATACTCATAGGACATTCTTTGAACAATTCCTCTTTAAATTGGTCAGGATCATAAGGTTCTATAGCGTATCTATCATTGACCTTATGTGTCACCTTTCTATATAGTATTGACATTATAGTATGTAAATTCTCAATAGGTTCTTTACAATATGCTTCTAAATCAATATATTCTCCTGTGCTTAATTTATTTAAATTAGGACAGAAGCCATATTCCACTCCTTTCAAGGTGAATAGTTTTTTAAAGTCATCTTCTGTTGGCTCTGTGTCTATCATTGCTTTGACAATGTTCATAATATCTAGCAAATCTGTGTATGCCATTTTCTTAACTACAAATGGGCTAGTGCCACATAATAAAGCAAGGCTTCTTATTACCTTGTTTTTGTCACTTCCCTTGCCTTCTTGAATTTTTACATATTGCTGATAAGTGTCTATTGTTATGTCATTCCAATTATCAGGTATTGTTAGTTTCACCTCTTTCATTACTTATAAATATAAAATGTTAATTTTTGTTTTTTATAGAATATAATACTTGCCACTATGATTAATACTTAGCTTGTTTAAACATAAATATCTTGTTGCATCTACCAAATGGTCATTAACCTTAACGGGTGCATTAAGAACATCACCATTCTTATCAGTTGCCCACTTATAACTCCTAAATTCTTTTATTGCATTTAAGCTATCTTTTGTGATATGTAGTTTATATCTTCTCATTATGTCAATGCCTAAATGTATTCCTGCTCCCTTCTTTGCAGGTTTTATGTTAAATCCTTGTCTGTATATTTCTTCTATTGATTTAGGTTCTGCTGAATCCCCCACTATTTCTGTTTGCCTATCAATACCAAATTCTCTGAGCTTATTTGCTAAGTCTGTATTTGTTAACCTTTTCTCATACAGTAATTCTTTAATATATAAATTATCATCTAATTGCCTTACTTCTACTAATGCTGTTGGACTATTAGTAAATCCAAAATCTAAACCATAACCAATTAATCTTCCTTGTACATCATCTACTAAATTAAAGTTTCTAAATATAGCAGTTTGTATTGTTCCTATTTCACCAAGTCCATATACACGCCAATAGTCAGGATCAATGTCTTTTAGTCTTTCTATCTCTGCTATTGTATCCTCATCTAAAAATGGATTAGCTCTATATGTAGATTTTAAGAATGTGCAATCATCTCTTGTGTGTACTTTCTCATATATCCAAGAATATGGATCGGAAGGGTTGTAGTCTAAGTATATCTTTTCTGTTGTTCTAAGTATTAACTGTTGCCAATCTTCATAGTTAAATTCATTTGCCTCATTACACCAAAGGTAGTGTCTTTTTCTACCGCGTATCTTGACAGGTTGGTCAACTGAAATAAACTCTAATAGATTGCCATTGAGGGTATATGATAATTCTGATTTGTTGTGATTAGCTTCATTATAAAGCTCTAGTTCTTTAAGGATAGAAATTACATCTCTATATGCTGTACCTTTTAAGGCAGGTAGTGTCTTTCTGCATATCGTAAATACTTTGCCTGTTTCTTCTAAGCATTTGACAATAAATAACTGACAAAGCGAATAGGTCTTGCTAGAACGCGTACCCCCCTGTAAGCACGTTATTCTAGTGGTTGACCCATACGCCTTGTGAAATACATTAGTAGTTTTAATCTTGCCCCGTATCAATAACTTCTATTTTAAGTTCTGTAAGTGCTTTGCCCCCACTTGTAATATCTAACTTCTCAGCATAACCTCTTTCTTTAGCTTTAGATTTCAAATAAAAGATGATACTTGTTTCTTTACCATCTGATATGTTTTTTATTAACTGTCCTTCTACATAATCAATCTGAGCTTCTTTAATATCTTCTACTGCTTTGGCAAATTCTTCATCTTCTCTCATATACCTATAGTATGTACTTCTACTTATATTACCTGCCTTTTTACAAGCGTGATATATTAATCCCTGCGTTTCTTGTAACGCTTTTAATAATCTTTCTTTTTTATCGTGTGCCATTTGTATTATTTTATCTATTATAATTTAGTTGCTTTTTGTCCTGTAAACTGTTCCCATCTTTCTATAATTACATCACAATACTTTGTGTCTAATTCCATACCATAACAAACTCTATTTGTTTTTTCACAAGCAATTAATGTTGAACCACTACCTAAAAAAATATCTAATACTATTTTAGGATTACCATATTTTTTAAAACAAAATTCTGATAGGGCTATTGGTTTTTGTGTTGGGTGTATTCTCTTTTGACCTCTTTCACTTGCTTTTATCATACCGTGCCATTGGTGCCTAAATATATTAACCTTTACACCTTTATTTACAAAAGCTATTTCGCCACCACTAAAAGTATCTCCTTCTTTTTGTTTATCCCAAATTAACCAACCATATCCATTAGGCAATATATTGCTATAATAATTTGCACCCCAAAAAATTAATGTTGAACCATAGAACATATTGTTAATTAATTGAAAAGAGTTTATAGCAACACTAACATCATTATCGTTTAAAATTTCACCAAAATCATTTTCTTTTGTTTTTCCTTTAATCCCTTTTCCACTATGTTTAATTCCATAAGGTGGGTCTGTAAACACCATATCAGCTTTATCTCCATTCATTAGTTTTTCAACATCACTTTCTTTTGTGCTATCTCCACACATTAATCGGTGTTTTCCTAATTCCCAAACATCACCGAGTTTAACTCTACTTTCTTTTACTTCTGGAATATGGTCATCTTCTGTATTACCCTCTGTAATTTTATCAATGTTAATATCAAGGTCAATGTGTTTAAAACCCCAATCAACAAGCTCATCAATATCAAATTCATTAGCCAGAATATCCATATCAAAATCACCTGTATTTTTATTTAGTCTTATATTTAATTCTCTTTCTTCTTCTTTTGATAGGTCTAATACTACACAATCAATTTCTTTGTGTTTTAATTCCTTACATATTTTATATCTTTGATGACCACCAATTATTGTGAAATTTTTATTAGTAATGATAGGATCAACAAGACCAAACTTTTCAACTGATGACTTTAGGTCTTTATATTGCTTTGTGCTAATCTGTCTAGGATTATAAGTAGCAGGTTTTAATTTATTTATTTCTATTTTTTCTATTTTCATCTACTCTTTTATTTAATTCTATTAATCCATACACTTGATGACATACATTTTCTAGATGCCGTATTCTAACATACATATTAAAACTTTTATCTGCTTCAGCTTTAATATGGCAATCTCTACACAATCCGACAAGGTTCTCAATGTAGTCATTGGTAATTTTATTTCTAGTTCTTCTTTCTAAGTGGTGGATATCTACTGCTTGAGCTTTATCATTACACATCTCGCAAGGAATAAAATCCCCCTCTTCATAACCAAAAAAATTAAGATATACTTTCGTGTGCTTTAACATTATATCTTTCTCTTATTTTTAAATCATCTTTGTATGAAGTTACTAAAAACTTTCCTTTACAAAAATAACAACAATCATTTTTAATTAGTGTCATTCTAACACAACTACAACAAAATCTAAACGCTTGTTCCATCTTTATCGTCTTTTATATTACAACTATTTTGATATACCTTTTTTAATTTCGCTAATGTTTCTTTTACACAACTACCGCAACTACTTGGTTGTTTGTTTGTATTAAAGACCTTATTATATAGCTTTACCATAATAGCCTGATCCTGTCCACTTATTGTTCCTTTTGTTCTTGGTAATACTTCCTCATATATTTTTATTTCATCTTCTGTCATTTGTCTACTATAAGGAAATATCTTGTTAAGTTTCTCTTTTCTTTCTTGACAACCACAATCATCACCTAATACTTTCTTAGCTAATTTATCTATACCTGTTGCTTTAAGTGCTTTCTCTACGGTATCACCTAAACCTTTTGATTTATTGCTCATTTATTAAATAGTTTTTTACGTTATTAATTGCTTTCCATAAAGTGTTCTTATTGATTTTAGTTGCCTTTTCCATTTCTGATAAACTAAAATTTTCTCTATAGTAAATTCTAAATACTTCAGCATCAAACCAATATAAATCTTTTAGCTTTTCTTCTATCCATTTAAGTTTCTCTTCTACTTCTTCTTTTTCTTGTTTATTGCTAACTGATGTATCAGGAGATACAGCTTCTACAATTCCTGAAACGTGGTATTCGTAGTATTTACGGTACTTGTAATGGTATCTGCTTGTATGTGAATGAAATTGATTAAGCATTACTCTGGCTACATAAAACGTCATTTGATTATTTTCTATAATCTCTCTTAATCGTATTTGATCGCACTTATATAGTTCTTCTATTACAAAACTTAATAAATCGTCTTTTTGCTTAATACCTGCTATATTGTAAGCCATATCGTGTAGCTTATCATAGTTGTCTATAAGGTATTCATCTAACATATTTTAATGACTGAGGGTATATTCACCTGCTTACATAAGTTGTATTCTACATCCGTTATTTTATTAGATTCTATTTCTGCTATATTGCCAAATCTATTGTGTAGTTTATTATAAATATAATAAGTAATCTTTTCGTTTTTTTTCAAATCTCTTAAAATAAAAGACATCTCTGCACCGCTATGAAACAAAATTGTAAACAAGTAATTGTTAGTATCTACATAGTCATCATACAATCTTTCCCTTCTAGTATTAAAAAATGTTCTTTTAACTTTCATATAAACCACGTTTTAATATATGCAACCCAAGCTCAGGCTCTACACAATTTCTTAGTAATTGCCTTTTGTTTTTTATTTTATATGTACTTATATCTATTCCCTTTAATTTAGATATACTTTCTACTGTACCACCTCTATGACCCCTGCTTTTAATTTCATAATTTCCTACATCAAAATTTGACCACCATATATGCTTTCCCATCTTAACACCTTTTATAAGTGGACTGTAGTAAGGTATAGTATTTTCTACAACATATTTGCCTTCATACCAATACTGTAGTAAAAGTATTTCCTCATATAATTTTAAATCAGGATATTTAGCATTTACTTTTTTATATTTTCTATTAGCTTTATATCCAATGTTATATCGGATTTGACTATGACTTTGACAAGGCGGACTACTCCAAATAAAATCATATTCTTTATAGTATTCTAATAGATATTTATGTGCGTCTGCTACAATAACATTATCATTAGGAAACAAATCTGCATATACTTCTGCAATTTCTTTATTGTTTTCTACTGCTGTTATTTCGTGTTCATCTCCCCATAGCTTTCTATTTCCACCTATACCTGCATATAAGTTTAGTATTTTCATTTTATTTAAAATTTAAATAAGTTTCTATTATTTCTATTGTTTGGTCTAATCCATTGCTTGTCATAGCTAAATAACCTCTTTCAGTTAACTTATTCATCCAAGTCATTTGTTCTAATGTAGGTTTATTATATCCTACCTTTAATTCTAGTGCTAATCCGTGATACGAACCTCTCGGCTCATAAATAAATAAATCTGGAAATCCTTTTTTATATCCACTCTTTTTTGCCTTGATTCTTTGGCTCATATGCACTTGGTATTGTCCACCCATAGAACCACAATACAAAACATTTTGTAAGTCTAAGTATTTACATACTGCTTTTTGTAATTGGTATTCTTTCATCTGTAAAATTTATAAATTAAATAAGATACTATTGGTGTTGTCATTAGTATTGTAAATATGTTAATATGTGGTTCACCACAAATGCCAAATAAATGTTTAAATAATTCTATCATACTTTTTGCTTTTTTCGCCAAGTAACTCCTGCTGTTGGTGAATAAATAGTTTCATATCCTAATGACTTTAAATAATCGGTGTATTCCTTTTGTCTTTCTTTATCTAGCTTTTTATAAGCGTATTCATCCCAATAATCTAAATACTTTGATTTAGTATTTTTATTAAAACCATTTGTAGCCCACCTTTTTAACCTTAAATTGATATCAAATGTTTTTTGCATCTCGGCTCTAAACTTAGAACCACTTTTGTTTTTTTCTGTCCAATATAAGAAGAAGTCATTTTTATCTTCATCACTTATATCACTAATTGAGTGTATTGCGTTTTTAAACGCATCTATTCTTTCTTCTATACTTTTACTCTTCTTTACTTTTGCTTTACTTATACTTATACTAGCATTGCTGTCGCTATGCGATGGCATAGCTTTTGCATTATTCCACCTTTTACTTGCATTTTCTTTAGCCTTATTAGATTTGTTATTTATATCTTCTATATGATTATATAATCTTCTAGAATAAAAACAACCATCTTCTATTACAAATAAATCAAAATCTTCTATTACTTGTTTTAAAATAACCGGATCGCATTGTAAGCCAAATGCTAAAGAATCATAGTCATCTATACATAGTTTGTTTTCTTCACTAAATAAAAGCTCTAAGACCGCCCAGAACGTTCCATATCCAGCCATACCAAGAGAACTCCTCACTTTAATTAATTTAAGGTCATTTCTACTATTAGAATCGTGATTAAAAAATGTCTTTTTCATATATATATAAATTTAAATTATAGCACCCACACAAGTAAGAAAATATAAACAAGTAAACTACGAAAAAAATGCATGGGTGCTACAAAATTAAAAAGGAGCTTTGTCATTTACAAATTCCAAGTTTTTAGTTGATTGAACATCATAAACCCAATCTAACATATTATCTGCATATTTTTGAACATCATCAATTTCTATTTTATCATTGCATACTAATTCTACTGCACTTTTTAAAACAGCCATCTTTGCTATTCTTCTGTCTTTTGCATTAAAGATATTATTTTTTTCTTCTTTAGAATACTGATTATTATTGTTACTAGGAGTATAATTGCCATCTCTTTGTATTTTAATAGTTCCCCTTTCAGTTAATTCATAGTTAATACTATCTCCAACATTAACGTAAGCACTAGGTGACTGCTTATATATAGCTCCTGTATCACCGTTGTCTAATGTTAATTCAAAAACATAAAGCTCTTTACCGTCATTGGTTCTAAAGGTTTTTTGTTTCTGTTCTATGTTTGTAATTTTTGCTGTTTTCATTTTTAATTAATTAATAGTTAATAATTCTTTTAAATCTATGTCAAGTATTTCACATACTTTAGTCATTTCACTAATCTTCATACTTTGAGGATTAGACAACTTAGAAAGCATTGTAGGGTATGAAATATCCATAATCTCTGACAACTCCATCTTAGTCATATCATTGTCATACATAGCATATCCTATTGCTTTTTTTAATTTCTCATTCATATTATATATATTTAAAATTATAGCACAATAATAATTAATTATTCTTAATACGCAAGTAAATTAATTTAATAGTTATCAACAATCTAATTGTTAATAAATAAAAACAAATCTTTATTTTGTGTAAACTTTATTTTACATATATTTGTGTAAACAATTAAACAATTATAATTATGAAAATAGAATTACATTCACAAGAACACGCTACCTTAATAATAGTATTAAAAAAAGAAAGAGCAGAAATAGACTCAACTATCAACAACTATAATATAAGATTAAATGGTTCTGATAGCACAGAAGATGTTAGATGGTATACTAACTTAATAAAAGGTCAAAAGAGTAAATTAAAATCAATAGATAATATGCTAAATCAATTAAAATGGAAATAGTAACATTTGATACAACTACGCCTATGGGTTGGCGTAAAGCTATACAGTTTGAAAAAGATAACCCTCAATATGAATTAATAAATTGTAGACTAGACTTTACTTGGTACTACGAAAAAATAAATAACAATGAAGAATAAATACTTAATACAAGGAAAAGGTTATGTTAATGATACATTTGACTATTCTATGTTACCAAACGTAAGCACAAACGATGTTGTTCTAGGACAAGATTGTGTTGAGTTCTACGGAACAGAAGATGAGCTAGATGAGTTTTGCAAACAAATAATAGATCAAGGCGAACAGTATTTTAAAATAATAGGTATTCACGATATAAAATAAATAATTATGAAACAAGGAACACAAAAGCACACATTATACACTTACCTCAAGGAAGGTAAATCAATATCAACATTCAATGCAATGTATGATTTAGGGATTGCAGACCTTCAGGGGGTAATAAGAAATCTTAAAGAAGAAGGTATTAATATACAGTCTAAATATATTACTGTTAATACTAGATATAATAAAACGGCTACGGTTAAATCTTATTGGTTAGAATAGGCAATAGAAGGACACCTGTATTGAACACTAAATACAGGTATAGGAGATTCCCTGTTACAGATGCCCTCTATTTTAGAGTTTTAATCAACTCTTTAAAGTCCTGAGTTATACCTTTAATATCATAGACTTTTTTATTGTCTTTATCATAGGTATAATAAGCACCGAGTTGAAACTTCTCTTTGTATATGTTATCAAATTTACTCATAACTTATTGCTTTGATAGAGTCGTATATGGTAAAATTAACGGAATCTTGCCAGAATTCAAAACCACTCCACAAGAAATCTTGTAAGTTTTGGGGAAGAATTTAGAGTAATTCATTGCGTATTGCTCTCTATCTACTCCGCATCCTGTTTGCATTCCCCACGAATTTCCTGCAAAAATTACGGATGCTTCAGTATGGATATGACCCTGTACGGTAGAATCTCCAAATTGTAATGCTTTATTTACTGCTGCATTTCTTCCTGAGCTTCCTGTTCCATGTGTATATATAACTCCATCTATTTTATGTACTTCTTTAAAATTCCAATCAGGAACTCTAAGTACTTCATTATAATCTCGCACCCATTTCTTACTCACACCAACTTCAAAACATTTCCTCCTCACAATGGCGTCATGGTTGCCAATGCAAACCGATATTCCATTAGGTACGGTTTTATTATTAAATAACTTATACCATTCTTGTATTTTATCAATAGCTCTATCTAGCTCTTCCCCTGCTCCATATCCGTCAGGGTCAGCAGTATGAAACGAGCTAAAATGGTTATCTATAAGGTCACCTAAAAAAACAACAGTATTGCATTCATAGGTGTGGTAAGCATTTACGCAATGCTCCATATATCCTTTTAAACAAAATGGTTCGTGTAAGTCACCAACGCAGAGCACGTTGTTGTATCCTTTGCCTTCAGATTGGCGATACTCCTTGATTAAGTCATATTCAGACTTAGTTAATCTAAGACGATATTCTTTTAATTGTTTTATTTCTTTTTAATTTTTTCAATACTTCTTCCTGCAAAATATGCAGAATATACAACCATCA